CTTTTTTGTGCAGGGTTCTTCTTCGCACCTGAATTAAGTTAATTAAGTTAACTGGCTCGATTCGACTTGCAATTAACCGAAAAAGGGATTAAGTTAATCAAGTGTCGGATAAAAACCATCTAACCGGGAAAGAGTTGGCCGCGCTCTGCGGAGTTTCGGGCGCAGCGATCACACAGGCGAGAAATAAGGGCCTTCTAAATCGTGGCTCAGATAATCTTTACGATCCAGCTGATCAACTTAACGTCTTCTACATCCAGCGAAACAATACTAATATTCCTCGCCGTGGCCCGGAACCGTCGGGCGCAAAACAGACAGCACCAAAATCAAAGGCAAAAACGAAAAAAATAATAGATATTCAGAATAAAAAGAAGAAAGGGTTTCAAAACGGAATAGAAACGCATAGGCTTGGACCAAAAATAAAATCTGAAGCTGAAATTCTTATTGAAGCTATGTCGATGGCTTTTTCAGAATCAAAAATAGACCAAGAGCAAATAAATTTATTTAAAAAAAGAATGATTAAAAATGCAAAAAATATTGAAGATGGTCAAAACATAAAAACCAATTTAATCCCTGTTGACAAAAAATCTATAACCAGAAAAACCGCTGAATCGCTAAAAACCATAAAAAAATTTGAAGGTGACCTTTTCCCACAGCCAGGAAAATCTACTTTTTTTATTACATCCGCCCAAATGAACGCAGCCTCTTTTCTGGTTTATGCGGCTGAGACATTTGGGAAAATAGATGAGGTTGTACTTTCTTATTTTAGAGTATCTGCACAAACCGTAGAAATTTTTGACAAACTTATTTCTTCTGGCATGTTAATGCGTGCTTATTTTATGCTTTCTGAACTTTCAACCAGGGATGCGCATCCTGCAATAAACGATTTGAAATATCTTTATTCAAAATATCCAAAGAAAATTGGTGGTGGAACGGCCCAGACACACACAAAAATATTGCTTTTCAAAATTAAAAATAATTATTATTGCGTTTCGGGGTCAGCTAATATGACAGGAACAAATGCGAGAATTGAGCAATACAACATTTCAAATTGCGAAGATGTCTATATATTTAATCGCAAATGGATAATAAATCCTGGAGAGATTTTGAATCAGCATGATTGTAGTTTTTTTGGGAACAGAGAGGTTTTTCTATGAGCGTTGCTGATTTAATTGAAAAAAATCTTAATGTGGAAAAAAGAGAAAAATTTCAAACCAGAAAACAAACAAATGATTCAAAATTACCACCAGCTAAATCATTAGCGCATGAAAGAAAAAAACAGCTTGATTTTCCAAACCCGGACAACGAACGCCCAAATTATCATCTACTCAAAGTTCAATATGAGGCGCGCCTCAAGGAAATCGCCATTCAGAAGGAGCTTGGCAGGCTTATTCCCAGAGAAAAAGTCTCCCCAATCTGGAACCGAATCTATAAATCTCTTTCGTATTTCTCGGAATTTGGCCAAAGATATGCTGGAGAATGGGGTGCCGCCCTCGGCGTATCCGACCCTGAGAGAATCCAGGACCTTGAAAATATGATTGACGAAGCAACTGAAAAGTTCGCTGCCGATTTCGCTTCAACTGTTGCGAGTGAAATATGAGCGCTCTGGCGATTCTTGATGAAGATTTAGATTTTGCCATGACGCCAGACGAAGAGCTGGAAATGAAAAATTATCTCCGTTCGATGGTTGGTAGAATGGCATTCGTCCATCCATACCTAACAATTCCTGAATACGCAGAGAAATATATTCGCATTCAGACCGGACCAAAAACTGGCCAGTTTTCTCTCTCGTCGTTTCCGCCGATTGAAGAGCCGCTATTCCACATGGGGCCGCAGTCGAAAAAGCAATACGTCTTTATCATGGCATCGATTCAAACGCTCAAGACCATCTGTCTTGATATTATCGCTCAGTATTACACAGATCATTCACCACAGGATCAGCTTTTCGTTTCAGCCAATGAAAGGGCCGGAAAAAAATGGAGGATTCGCCGGTATGAACCGATGATGAACTCTTCCGGTGTCCGGGAACGTCGGCATATCGGAGCCTTCCACGAAACTAATTCTTCCCGCCGGAGCGGAGAAACCATGTGGTCAATCGAATACGAAGGAAAAACCCTTGATGTCGGAACCGCACAATCAGCGATGAGTCTATCGTCTGATACAAAGCGGATCCTTCTCGCCGATGAAATATCCCGCTGGCCAGAAGATGTCGGAAAAGAGGGGCACCCCTGGCAAATTGCTGTTGGACGTACGACGGCGTGGGGCCACATGGCAAAGACAATAGCCGTTTCCTCTCCGCTTATCGACGGCATGTGCAAAATGCAGGAACTCTACATGACAGGAGATGGCCGTAAGTATCTTGCTACCTGCCCCTACTGCGGGAAGGGTCAAATCCTGGAACGCGGATCACCTGAAAGCAAAAGCGGATTAAAATGGGAAACCAAAGCTGGGCGGAACGATTATTCAACCCTCCGATATGTCTGCGATTTTTGCGATGAATCGATATTCGAACATCAGAAATTACAGATGCTTCAAAAGCATCAGGCGAAGCCGATCCGATTTCCAGAAAGAGAACCGGACATCCCGAGATGGGAGTCTACGCAGACCGCAGACGAAGAATTTATAGTCAGCTATCAGATCGGCTCTATCTATTCGCCGTTTTTCTCCTGGAGAACCTATGCATCCGAGTACAGGAAAGCCGTGAAAAACCCGGAGAAAATGCAAACATTCGTGAACCAGAGGGACGGCCTACCATACAAAATAGTCGGCGTCACCCCGGATATTGAACAGGTCGTCCAGCTCCGCGGAACCTACGCATCCGGAGAAATTCCGCATGAGGTTTTATTTCTCACGGCAGCCGTGGATGTCCAGCACGGGCAAGAAGGATGGGAGTCGGATGATACGAAAAAGCCGCCGCGGCTGGAAATGGAAATCAAAGGCCACGGGGAAGGGTATCGGCAGTTTTCGATTCGGTATGAGAGATTCACCGGATATTTGGACGACATCTACTCTGGAGCATGGGCGAAGTTCCGGGAATTTATCGAAGGAGGGGGATTTTCCCCAGAGTCACGGGGCGCGGTCTATCCGGTCCGGCTTTGTTTGATCGATGCCGGATCGTCGAAATATAACGACCAGATCTATAATTTCTGCCGGGAAATGGGAGTGCTTCGGTTCTCGCCGGTTCTCGGGTTTAACACACTGAAACGAAAACGGGACGCCATCGCCGGCAAGGAATCAGGGGACGCGACGCATACCCGGGACTATGACCGGTTCAGGAGGAAGCAGGAGAATGATATTATCCTGTACGAGGTATCCACCTACCTGTATAAAGTGGCACTCTACACCCGGCTAAACACGTCGATAAACTGGATGCGGGAACGGCCAGGGGAGCGCACACCAGCCGGATTCTGCGGGTTCCCTTCGGATTACCAGGATTCGTATTTTGAAATGCTTCTTTCTGAAGAACATCTGCCGGACAAGATGAAATTTTCAGATCCGAAGGGACCGAATGAGGGGCTCGACCTTACCGTGTACAACATGGCTTGCGGTGAGATTTTCCTGTATCAGCAGGTGATATTCCTCCGTGCCAAGTTCCAAGCCATGAAAGTCCCGGCCCCGCTACTGGCCGGTATCTCGGCGGCATTTATTATTCGAATGCTAAAAGGAGCGAAAGCGAAAGGACGCCAGCTCACCGCGGCGGAAATTCGGTATGAGCTGAAGAATGGAGCGGAGAGAAAACGGAAATCAGGTTTGACAGAATCCAACTCAAGGGAGTAAAGTAGATATAATATGGCTCGATTAAAAACGGTTATCCAGGCCGATTTAGACAACTGGACAGCAAAGCTCATGGCCGCTGAGGCCACTCTCGACGCCATCAACGCCACGGCGAACCGCGTTAATTCGTTCGATGATAACGAGGGCCGCCAATCTGTCACCAAAAGATCACTTGCCGAACAAACAGCCTACATTGAGTACATCGAGGACAAACTGGTCAAGCTCCGCGCCGAACTGGCAGGCAAGGGAACTGTCATCCGCCACGCCAATCGCCGAAGCATTTCAGGTGGAGGAATTAACATATGAGCCGCGCCGACCGAGCCGCACGGCGAGCTGTCAAAGCCCAGGCGAAAGCCGTTACCGCCGCTATGTTCGCCCGCTCAGAACGCATCATCCAAGCCGGAAACGGGAAGACCGAGCCCCGGAACGTCGTTCCTCTCGGAGATTCTGGGAGTAAACTCACCGGCGGAACTGACGATCTCCTGGGAAGCGTTTCCTACAATCATACCGAACTCCGTGGAAAAAGCCGAAAAGCTACATTCGATTCCCCGGCGGTTGCATCACTCCAGCAGCGGAAAGTCCAGGGCGTAGTCGATATCGGTATCCGCGTGGACCCGACTCCGGACATCGAGGAAATAGGCCTTTCGGATCAGCAGGCCGCATCATTCATTCGCTTTGCCCGCGGCTTTAATGACTGGATGGCATCGAAGAAACAGCACCGGCGGGAACAAATGACATTTTTCCAGGGCCAGGCAATCGCCCAGAATGGGAAGATGCGGGATGGCGAGTATTTCCTTCGGGTGTACTATAATTACAAGGACCGGCTTCCTCACCCGCTCCAGTGGGAAATCCTTGATCCAGATCAATTCCCAGACTATTCTGCGACCTATTCACAAGACGGATTCGCATTAACCGATACTGTGATGGATTCTAAGAGGACGCCTGAAGATTCCATCGAAAAGGATGATAGGGGCCGTCCTAAACGCTACTGGATCGAACAGAACGAAAACGGCACTATTAAGCACGTCAAGATCAAGGCAAAGACTGCAGATGGCAGATATCAGATCATCCATGGGTTCAGCCCTGAATATTCCTTTCAGACCAGAGGATTCCCGGCAATATCCAAAATATTGCAGGACTCACACCTGATGCAGACTTTCAGCCTGGCAAACATCAGCAAGGCAATCAATCAAAGCCAAAGGGTTTTCGCGGTATCAAATAAAGACCGCGACCCCACAAGTCCATTCGGGGACCTCACCCCTGAAGCACTCGGGCAGGCCCTGGACGGTTTCTATACCCAAAGCGGGAATGGGGATGCCGAGCCTACCGAAGAGGCGATCCGGTATGTCAATTCCCCTCTTTTCAGGTCGGTTGCCCTGCAGGTCAATCCAGGTGCCGAATCCCTTCTCATGGCCGAGGCCGGGACTGACATCAAGTCCATCGAGAACACCGCCCCGGTCACCGAGTATGACGCATTCGTCGGCTCTTTCTTTTCCTTCCTCGCGGCAGCAGAGAACGTCCCGGTAGAAGTTGCACTCATGAAATTTGGACAGAACTATTCAGCATCCCGGGCCGCGCTTATCATGTTCTATCGGGTTTGCGAAATCGAGCGGGCGGACATGGATGCGGATCTCATTAGCCCATTCTATGAAATGTATATCGCCGAGGGCATCGCGTCCGGTTATGTTGCCGCTCCAGGATGGAGTGATCCTCGCCTTCGGGAAATGTATATCCGCCACCGCACCATTGGAGCCCCAATGCCCTCTATTGATCCAGCCAGAGAATCAACGGCCGTCCTGAATCAGATCGGCGTTGGTTCCACATCTTTCCCGAGGGCCGCCCATAACCTTAACGGATCGGATGTTGAAAAGAACCTGACCGATAACGAGAAGTATGCGGACCGTATTCGCGGAATCCGGGAAAGGCTCGGTCTGAATAAGACGGCAGCACCGGTAAGGGAGTAGTTATCAAGCTTAATGCTTGCTAACTAACAATTTATCAAGATATTCCTTGACATTCTTTTCTATTGGGTCCATAACTGAAACATGAATCGTTCAGACTATATGGCAATCAAGCCTCAGTTTTTGGCGAAGTACGTCACGAAATATGATGCGGTGATGAATGCCGGTATGGCTGATTATGTGACGAAAGACGCGGCCGAAGACCTCGATACGCTCTATAAGAAAACTTTAAAAATCGACGGAGACACAGCGACAATCAATGTCATGGGGCCACTCAGTGAGAATGGCCCTGACTGGATTGATCTCTATCTCGGATATTACGGCACAGCGTACAAAAACCTCATCCGTGCCGCTGAGGAAATTCAAGGCAACGATAAAATCACCCGTGTCATTGTTAAGGCCAATACACCAGGCGGAAACGTTGACGGTCTTGAGGAAGCCTATAAATCACTCGCCATGCTGGCCTCCCGCTTCGGCGAAGACCTTACCGCATATAACATGGGTAGTGTCGCATCCGCCGGAATCTGGTATATATCAGCGGCTACCCGGTTCCTCGCGGCCAACCCGGCATCAATGGCTGGTTCTATTGGAATTGTTATAGATGCTTTTGACCTCACAGGATTTTATACCGAGGCTGGAATAAAGGAAATTATCCTTACCAATACAGATAGTCCGAATAAATGGCCGGATATCACCGAGAAATCCGGCCAAGAAATTTTTATTAAGGAACTTGACGACCTTTACGGTGTTTTTGTATCGCGGGTTGCCGGTGGCAGGACCATCGGGGTCGATGCGATCAAGGCGCTCAAGGGTGAAATGGTGATAGCCGCCGACGCGGTAAGAATCGGCCTTATGGACGGCATCGACGGGGAGGCGGCGGCATCTGCTGTTCCCGGAAACGGTCGCGGTCCTGATTGGAAAGAGGCCGGAAAAATTCAAGTGGAGGAATTTGTTATGGACCAGGAATCCAAAGATGCTTTCGCCGCGATCAACAAAAGGTTGGACGCGATGGAAGCCCAGGGAAAAACAGAAGAGCCGAAAAAGCTTTCTGAGAAGGAAAAGACCTTCGCCCTGAATATTGTCAAGTCGGGCGAGTACCCGGCAACCATAGTCACCATGGCCGGAAACGTTCTTGCCGGTGATGAATCATATGCCACCCTCAGCGCGACCGTGACCGCCTTCGATGCCGTGAAAGAAAAAGGCGCCGGGGAAACTGCGGCCAAAGAGGGAGAAGAGAACGGGGAAACCGAGCCTAAAGGGAAGCTCCCTGGCAAGAAAAAGGAAGCCAATGGCATCCTGGACGATGAGGACTCCGTGAAAGCCGAGATGGCCCGAGTCAAGGAGAGTGCGTAATGGCTGTTACCAACCGCTTGGATATTAACGCTCGCGGCCTGATTCTCCGCGATCAGGGAGCAAAATTCGAATCAGTCACGATAAAGAAAGACGCAGCCCGCGCTATTGCGCTGGCACCATATACCGTCCTTGGCCGCAGCCGTTCCACCGTGGCCACCACTGGAACCCTGACACCGGTCGGGTCCGCAAACGGAACCTGTACCGCCGTCGCCAAGATCGGCGGGGGCCCGGCTCTTATTCCCGGTGACTATACCCTCGAATGCACCGCAGCCGTCGCCAATGGCGGCATTTTCCAGCTAGCCGATCCGAACGGCGTAATTCTGGCGTCAAACCTCGCCATGACCGCCGGATCCGGAGCGGCCACGATCTTCACCGTTGCCGGACTGACCTTCACTCTAACAGATGGTTCAGAGGATTTCGACGATGGCGACGTGTTCGCCATCACCGTCACCGCCGACGGGGATTATACTCCCCTCCTGGTGGATGGACTTTCAGGAATCGGAGCTGTCGAAGCAATCTATATGGGGCCGAGCATTACCGCCGCCGCCCTGGTGGCTGCGGATATTACCGACTGCCTAATCCTCAAGGGCGGTCTTTGCGTTGTCGAAGAGGCCGCGGTGGTCCTTGAGAACAGCCTCACTCTTGCTTCGGTGCTCCAAAGTGGTTTGTCGGTTGAGGAAGAACTCAACCGGATCGGCATATTCGTACAGGCTGTCATCGACGCCGACGGCTACGAGAATTCGTAAGGAGGAATGATCAATGCCCATTTCCAACGCAACTCCCTCAAATGTTGACGGCTTCTCCCGCTATTTTGCGGAGAGGTTCAACGAACCCGACATCATCGGCACAACGACCGGCTTCCTGTCTGTCTTTTCCCGTCGCTCTCCTGTGATCCGGACTGATGCGAATGTCGTGGATATCGATATTACCCGCGGCAATGAAAAAACCTCGGTGTATATCCCGCGCGGCGTGGTCGGCGAATACCTTTTCAGGTCGAACACCGGGAAGGGTAAGTACACCAACCTGCAACGGACCTTCCCTCTCGCCGAAGACGAATGGGATCTCACCGTTGAACAGGTGGAAACCCGTATGGCCGGAGAAAATCCTTACGCCATGCGCTCCCGGTTTGAGCGAATGCGTGACCGGGCGGCTGACGCCTATTCGAGCATGGTGGCCCGCATGGTCCGACTTTGGGAGCGCACCGCCGCGACCGTCGTCCTGACCGGCAAGCAGCCCACCATCCTTGGGACTAGCGATGACAATCTGATCATCGACTATCTGCGGAACTCCAGCCTGACGCATGATTATGCGACCGGCAAATGGAGCACCGCGGACGTGGATGTTATCGGTGACATCGATACCCGCATCGACACCCTGAACGCGATAGGACACGTCGCCGGACAGGCAGGCGGTGATTATGTCATCGTTATGGGCGCGACGACCCTGAAGGGCTTCTTCGGAAACAATACCGTCGTTGCGGCCGGAGATTCCCGCAGGATTATCACTATCGAGAAGAACCCGAACATGGTGGTTCCCTCCCAGATATCCGACATGATCGCCGGAGGAATGACTTATATTGCGTTCCTCTCCACAACCAAGGGACGACGGGTTCATATCCTGTACTACGATGCCTACTATGACACCGATGCCGGGGTTTCCACTCCCTATATGACGGCCGATTCATATGTGATCATGCCGATTAGCTTCCGCGCCGACCGTTACTTCGGACCTCCGGATACCCTGCCGATGACCAGCATCGATAATGCGTATCTACGCGAGACCTTCGGAATCACCCCCGGATCTCCTGTCATGCCGATGAACCTAAAAGCGAAAGCCGGAGTCGTCTTCCCGCAGGCCTTCTACACCGACGCCTATCCTGGCAACGGCCGTAAGAGCGCCGTTCTGCGTGTCCAGTCGGCACCGATTTTTGCCCCGACCCAGACCGACGCTTTCTTCGTCGGAACATCGGTCGCGGTGTAAGTGAGGTATGAGTGATGGCAAAAGCAAAAGAAACGCTCTATTTCATCGGTGACGGCATGCTAGATGTCAACGGAAAGTCTTTCGGGAAGGGTGAAAAAATCACCGAAGAACTTCCAAAATCCGAATACGAACGCCTGATGAAGCAAAATAAAATTTCCGTTGCGCCTGTCCTGGTACAGGCCGCCGGGGATTCGGACGCCGAAATCAGACGGCTTTCCCGGGCTCTCGGCGAGGCGAAGGTCCAGATCGAAGAGCTGAAGAAAGAAAATAAGGAACTCAGGGAAATGCTCGGAGGAGGTGACGAATGATCCAGCCTGAAGGAACGGTTACCTATAAAGGTAATCGCAAGAGCCGCCCCGGAGAGCTAAGCTTCGGACCGGACAAGGCAGTCAAGAAAGCAGGGGAATTCTTCATCAATGGTAAGGCCGTTCAGGCCGAAACCAAGGGCAAGAGACCCGGGGCCGCCGAGACCAACATGTCCGACGATCATGAAGGGGAAAAGTGACATGATCAGCGCCCGAGAGGACATAGCGAACGCCACCAAAGAATCTATTGAAGAATGGGGCTTCGAAGTGCTCATCGTCTACCCATCGGGCGAATCAATTACGGTCACCGCCAACGGCCGGAAGACGACGACTGAAGTGAACGCGGACGGAATGCCGGTTATTGGAGCTAATCCGTACATTTCGGTTCCTATAGCCGATATTGCCACGTTGCCCGTGAAGGGTTGCAAGGTGAAAGCGCCGGCCGATTTCTTCCGCCCGACCGTTGGCGATCCAGTCTGGTATTCGGTTGACCGGGATCCGAGTAAGGGCGATGAGGATTGGTTTGTAAAAATCTACCTCACCAAGACCGAACAGGAAGAGCCCGCATGACCATGAATTTTGAAGCCGCCAGGAACGCCTTTGTCACTCTTCTCGGGAATGCTCAAGGAACCAACTGGCGCACCATCGGCTATGCCGAAAGGGATCAGTCAGCGAAAGAAAACCGGAAAATTCCGACGGTTCAAGTTTATTACAACGCCGGGAAATTCCCGAAATCCAGATCATCCATGGTTGGCCCGATATATCACGAAATGGATTTCCGTTTATGGATTACCGTGGCCGCTGCCGCAAAGGGCGATATTACGGCTTTGGACGATGCCGAAAGCGAAGCCGAATACATGGCCGCAGTGGCAACCTTCACGGCCGCCGAGTTTGAAGCAGACCGCCTGATGGACGAAATGATCCGCCGGCTTTGGCAGCTTGTAATGAACGCGGCGAATCAGGACCTCGGACTTTCTTCTGATTATCCCCTTGTGTCGAACCGTTGGATTGACTCTGTAAGAAAGGAAGAGCCGAAGCGGATTTCATCCCTGGTAACCATGCGGGCGATGATGACCGTCAAGGCGCAGATTTCCGAAGAGATAATCGGCATCGATACAACCGGACTGATCGAATACGATGATCCTCCCTATTCGGGCGAGGATACAATCAAAGGCAACACCCCGCAGTCGGGGGTGCTCTCGGCCGGTGAGCCGGTGAGTCATGAAATTTAAGGAGTAAAAACATGCCCAGCGCACTTTCAAAAGCGGCCGGGAACTTTTTCGGACTTCAGAATGCCGAAGGCCCCGGTGGTCTTCAGCGGAAAGTCTTGATCATTGGCCAACAGCTTTCCACGAAAGATCTCGACCTGAAACGAGTCGAAGTCTCCGGGGCTGCCGAAGTCGGAAGCCTCGCAGGACGCGGAAGTGTCCTTCATCGCCTGGCCATCGCCGTCGAGAGAGGAACGAAAAAGCAGGTTCAGCTTGCTATCCTGCCCCAAGACGAAATCGCTACCGGCTCCGGAGGGGTCGCCGCGACTGGAACGCTTACCTATGCCCTGGACGCCCCGGCAACCGGAGCGACCGAAGCCGGTGTAGCCCAGGTGAGAATCAACGGGGATAACGATCTTATCGCCCAGGTTGCCGTCGCCGTGGATGATACGGCCATCGCGATAGCAACCGCCCTCTACTCCGAAATCGTGAAGCTTCTGGATGCCCCAATAACCGTGGTTGACGGAGGCGCCGGGGTCCTGACCTTCACGGCAAAAAATACCGGAACTTTCGGGAATTTCATTTCCATCGAAGTTCTCGGAACCACACCTGCAGGGCTCACGGCCACCGTATCGGCCATGTCCAGCGGAGCATCCGACCCTGACATTTCAACCGCCCTCGCGGCGACCGGAAACAACGCCGAGAACGACACCGATCTGGTCCACGGCTACGACATAGACGGCACCGTACTTTCCTCGATCTCGTCCTACAATGGCGAGGGGAACACCTTCGAAGGGATGTACCAAAAAGAAATAGGCAGGCCCTTCCGCTCGATGAGCGGCGACGTAGATAAAAACTACGCCACCATCACAGCATTTGCCGATGCAAGAAAGACAGATCGGACAAACGGAGTTGCCTCTCTACCAGGATGTACTGCGCATCCTCAGGAAATCGGTGCTTCCATCATGGGCGTCATGGCCCGTGTGAACGCAGCCAGCCCGGCGGCCATCTATGAGGGCGAAAAGCTCACCTGGATTCCGGTTGCCGCCGCTTCGGATCGGTACTGGGAACTCGGGAGCGACGGCGGATACGAAATCCGCGACGCCGCAGTCCGCAAGGGCGTGACTCCGGTCATCGTCATTGGCGGAGTCTACACCCTGCAGAACGTCTCCACCTTTTACCACCCGGACGCTGTGGACGAAGGCGAGAACGGATGGATAGACATGTCCGACATTTCGGTTACCCAGAATGTTCTGCAGTATATGCGGGATCTCTGGGGCGGCTCGGACTGGACCGGAGTTCTCTTCGTCGCCGATACCTCGAAGGTAGGAACGGTCAACCCTGACGGAACGGCTCTGGATCGGTCGAAGTTCAAGGACCGGATCGAAGTCATCACAGAACTCATAGAGGCCGCGAGGGCTATGGAAGGCTACGGATGGCTATTCAACTCGGACTATACAATTGAACAGCTCCAGGCAGATTCATCGGCTGTCGTTATCCGTTCAAACGGAACTGGGTTTGACTATTCATGGAAGCTCTGGTACCGTCTGAAGGGTTATATCAAGGACGGATCCGGGTATTTCAACGTCGGCGGATCGATCGCGGCGTAAGGGAGGATAGAAATTATGGCATCGATCAATACAGTCGGCACCCCGCGAGGGTGTTCTTACAGCGGAATCTCTTTTCGAGTCAAGGCCGACGCTTCGATTTCCGAAATGCTGCGAAAATATAACGATACCGTCATACCATCCAGCGGAGAGGCGATGGTCCAGCGGGCCAAGGCTGTCCAGGGCCTTTCGGGATTCCCGTTCACCACGAATCAGCGGGAGCGAAATCAACTTGATACCCTGGCCGATTCCGGCCCGCATAAGTTCGTGTATACCGACGCCGCCGAAGTAACCATATCGGGCCAGGCTGTTCTCGCCGGGGATTCGATCCGGACGAGTGACGAGGGAACCTATACGGCCGATGTCCAGTTCATGGACAAGCCGACGCTCATCTACCCGTAAGGAGGGGTAAACAATGGATTACGCCAAATTAAAACAAAGACAAAAGGCGTCCAGGGAGTCGAAGTATTTACTCACAGACGAACAGGCCGAGGACCAGATTTTCAACCTGATTGATTTCTATGACATCGATCTGACCTTCGATATCGCCGGACTTCTCGACGAGGAGAACGACGCGAAGCAGATGTCAAAAGAAGAAAAAGCGGCCGGTATCGGCGTAAAGCAGATCCTCAAGGATGTCGGCCATTGGATCAAGCAGGGCGTTATCGACATTGAGCGAAAACCGGACGATCTTATTGTGACTCACAACCTGATCAAGCCTATCGGTGAAGAATCGGTGGACTCGACGCAGAAGACCAAGATTGTCTATAGGTCAATTACCCCGAAGGACACCGAGAATATGGCCAAGCTAGGTGAGGATTTTACATTCGCTCAGCGAGCTGAAACACTCATGGCATACCTTTCGGACGAAGGCCTTCCTGTGATTAATGCTCTCGGAGTCCTGGATAAACGGGCGGCCCGCAATGTGGGGATACTTTTACTAATTGCCCAGTAATCGGCTACAAGACCGTCAGGGGTGATCAAGGAAAAGTCACCGCATTTCGAAGGGTTGAACTTTTGGCCTTTGATCTTCTGTCGGTCGGCGTAGGGCTTTCTGAGATTCGGGTTATGAATATCCGAGTCCTTGATTACTGGGCCGATTTGAAACGGGCCAGGGATGAAGTAGAATACAAAACCGCCAAAGAAATACAGGCGGCAAGAGAGGCGGCGAGACGTGGCAGAGGTAGATAGAATCCAGGAAGTAGAAAAAAGATTTCAGGACCGCATTTCTGAAGTTCAAAAAACCAAGGATACAGCCTTTCGCCGCTCACTCCTTATGGTCGCCATGCGTGAAAACGATTTAATTTTCAACCTCCGCAAGGGGAAGCAGCGGAGCGAATCATGAGCCTCGCCGCATCGTATGGAATTGCAGCCATTTTCAGCGCAAAAGACCGCCTTTCTCCTGTTACCAAAAAGCTCGGATCCAATTACGCAAAACTCGGTCTAACTGTCGCACGGGTAAATAAGGGAATAAACCGCGTCGCCCGTATCGGCGGTGCGGCCGCACTTGCCGGAACAATCGCTTTTACCGGCATGGCCGTCCGCGAGTTTATCAATCTTGATGATGCGGTTACTCAAGCCGGGGCGAAGTTCAAAGATCTGGATGTCACATCGACCAATTATGGCCGGACGCTTGATGCCCTATCGCAAAAGGCCAGGGATGTCGGGGCCGTCACAGAATACAGCGCCACCGATGCGGCCGGGGCCCTTGATAAAATGGCCATGGCAGGACTTAGATCCGATGTTTCCATGGCCCTTCTCATGGGGACCACCAACCTCGCCACCGCTGCCGGGACTGATCTTACCAGCGCCGTTGATATCGCCACCGATGCCATGGGGGCTTTCGGATTAAAAGTGGATGAAACGGCAACGGCAACGGAACAGGTGGCGCAGGCAAAAGCCCACCTGTCTAGGGTTTCCGACGTCATGGCGAAGACAACAACCACCGCAAATACTGACCTTTCAATGCTCTTTGAGGCAGTAAAAGCCGGCGCCGCATCCTTCACGGCCGCAGGGCAAAGCCTGGAAACCTTCAACGCCGCCGCCGGCATCATGGCGAATGCCGGTATCAAGGGAAGCATGGCCGGTACGTCGCTTCGAAACGTCATGTTGAAACTCGCCGACCCATCAGCAGAAGCCGCATCTATTCTCAAAAAACTAGGCGTAGAAACCGCTGATGCCGACGGTAATTTCCGCGATATGGTAGATATCCTCGCTGACATGGAAAAAGGTCTTGCCGGAATGGGTTCACAGCAGCGCACGGCCGCACTCTCTACCATTTTCGGCGCCCGTACGGTGACAGGGATTAATACCCTTCTCGCCGCCGGTACTGACGAACTCCGCCGGTATCGTGGCGAATTGATGGATTCAGCCAGAGCGGCCGAGACAATGGCCGGAGCCATGCGCGGCTCCTTGAAAAATCAGATTGCCGTTCTGAAATCCTCGCTCACCGAACTTGGTTTGAAGTTTGTTGAATCCTTTGAAAAAGACGGGCGTGGAGCTCTCCAGGGGCTTATTGAAAAAGTCCAATCTTTTGACATGACAAAAGTCACTGAGCCAATAAGGAAACTCTCAATCCGTCTTAAAAGGTTAAACGAATTTGTTCAAAAACTTGGTGGCTGGGGAAAAATAGCAAAAATCGTATTAATTCTTGCTGGTTCTATGAAAATATTTTCAGCAGTTTTAGGAATTATGTCTTTTGTAAAATTAGCTACAGATCTTGGAGGCGTAACAGCCGCAATGACATCGCTAAACATGGCATTTTTATTATCTCCTATTACATGGACAGTTCTTGGGATCACCGCCGCCATTATTGCGCTAACAGTCGGAATAATTGCCCTTGTCAGAAATTGGGATTCTGTTAAACAGTTTTTTTCTGGGATATGGGAATGGGCAAAAAAGAATTATGACGTTATTCTTTTGTTACTTGGTCCTCTTGGGATACTTATCAACACAATTACAAATCTAGTTAAAAGATGGGACGAGGTAAAAGCTGCATTCAAAGACGGCGGATTGCTTGGCGCTATAAAAGCAATTGGGCAAATCATATGGGATAGCATTGTCGATCCGATAATGAAAGTTTGGGAGCTGATCCAGAAAATCAACCCCTTCGGCGAGGCTGGGCAGGAAAGGCGAGAGGACCGCAGAGGAAACAGGGCCGAACGCCGGGACATAAGAGAACAGCGGAGAAACGAACTCGCCGCCGGACCGGCTTCAGCGGATCTTGAATCTCTGCGTACAGCCGCGATGTTCGGCCAGGGAACAATCACTGTCCGGGCCGAAGACGGAACCTCAGCCGAAGTTGATGCCGGAACGATGCCGGATGCCGGGTGGGACATGACAAAACTCGGAAGGGCTGGCGCAGCATGAGCTGGGATAGCCGCCTTCTTCCAACCATCATCCTGACCAGCCCGGAGGGGACGGAGCATACAGGGAAATTCCGCGCATCGAATGATCCGCAAACTAAGAATATCGCCACATTCAAAACAGTCTTAGGCAATTATGGCCGCGTCCAGGATCTCGGGGCGGACCTCCGCACCTCATCTTTTACGGTTTATTTTGACGGGGATGATTGTGACCTTGATTCCGAGGCATTCATAGCATCCGCCGCCGAATCCGGACCGTGGACAATAGACCATCCGGTTAGAGGGCGCCTAAACTATCAATATCCTTCCAGGCTCGATCCATCGCATGATCCGACAGAGTCAGGGAATGTAGTCGCCGTTGCATGTACTTTTATCACCGATTATCCGGCCGACAAACAGGTAAGTCAGATCAACCTTGCCACCCAGGTAAAGGCCTCCGTTGATGGGATGAATGAATCGTCTGCGGCTAGTTTTTCCGAGCGTGCTAGCTCCAAAACAGCCTCGCTTCGTCAAAAAATAACTGACGCAGTGGACAATCTGAAAACAACAATTAACAATAATCTCGGAGGCCTAATCAGCGCCGCTGAAGGTGTGCAGGATCTTGTATCCGCTGTCGAAGTAGGAATTGATCAAACTGTTGGAACCATAGAGAAGGGTTCGGGAATTTTAATACAGCTTGCATTACAAATTCAAACTTATCCTCAGATGATTCCGAACCTAGTTAAGGATGCTGTAGGGGAAATCGGCTATTATATTGATGCGGTTGCCGACACATGGTCAGAAACTCTATCCGGAACCCAGGACGAAAAAAAGAATCAGGCGGTAACTACACAAATGGTGACGCTTGCCGTGTTTGGCGGATTGGCTCTTTCTGTCATTGGAAACCAGAATATTAAAACGCGCCCGCAGGCTATTGAAGCAATTAGAGTGATTACAGATTCATTTATTAATTTGACAAATGCCCTAGATACCTACGCCGAAGAATTCGATGGTCTCTTGGTCAAAGAAAGTTACTTTTCCCAAACAGATACATTCTCCGATATGATAAAGCTAATCGGGGCGATACAGCGGTATCTCCTCAATCTTGCCACAGGCTTGAAGGCTGAAAGGACTGTCATTCTAGATCGCCCGCTTTCGGCCACATTCGCATCCCTTGAATATTACGGTTCGGCAGATGATGAATATCTGGATCTTCTCATTGAAGCGAACAACCTTTCAATCGAGGAAATCATGCGAATACCTGCCGGACGATCCCTGGTGGTCTATATATGAGTCAGACTTATACATCCGTCGCCGGAGACACTCTCCGAAAAATCGCCTCAAAAACACTTGGAACCCCGTTCCGCTGGAACGAAATCCTAGAAGCAAACCCGTGGCTGAATGAGCCTGATCGCCGAAAACGACAGTCGGATATAGGTATCCCGGACCGCGAAGCTTTATTCTCACCAGGAGAAGTTTTCGTAATCCCATCCAGCGAAACTCTGATTGATCCAGGGTATCCAGGAGACGACTTAGAAGCATGTAGGATAGTTCTCCGCGGCCCTGGTATGAGCTATGAAATCGATAATGCCATAGAAGTTTCTCAGATCCGTTTCATGAACACCATGGCTAATGGGTTTTCATTTGTGATTCCATGGGCGAACCCTGGCCCTGATCTTGTCTACCTCCTCCGGGAAGACGGCTATTATGACGCATTCCTATACATCGGCGGGATCCTAGAATATCAGTGCGTTATTTACGACTGGACCCGCGAGACCACAAATCAAGGTCTTACCTGCCGGGTATGGTGTTACTCACCGGCAGCTGATGCCGTTGATTCCCGGGTCGAACCCCCGTATACCTATACAAATATCACGCTTCAAAAACTGATCGAGGACAATCTCACCCGCCCGCATTCGATCAATGCGGAGATTCTCATCGACGAAGACTCCCGTTTTGCCCAGGTCCAGGCTGAAGAAACAGACACCATCGCCGGATTCCTTCAGCGTTATGCCGAACAGCGCCAGGCGTTTATCAACTCCAAACCGGACGGGGGATCCAGAGTATGGAGGGCAGCGATAGATTCAGAAAGCGTCGGAACCATCGAAGAGGGAAAGGAACTCCCAGAAGGGTTCAAGTACGAATATAGAGGTCGAGCCAGATTCACGAATTACAAGGGAATCTGTGAAACCCCAGCGGCATCGCTGACAGCGTATGTTTCCGACGTGCGCGTCCCGCTCACAAGAAAAACAACAATCCTGATTGATTCGGCGACGACGAACGCAGAACTTCGAAAGGCTGTCACATGGCACCGTAACCGTGTCGATGCCGAAGCGAAAAAAAGGGTTTTCCCGGTCAAGGGCCTTTATGCTCCAAATGGGAAACTCTGGACTGAAAATACCATCGTAACTATCGTATCGCCAACAATGAATGCCCCGGATGGGTTTGATTTCCTTATCGAAGGACTGGAACGTAAATGGGATTCCTCCGGCATTAGAACACAACTTCATATTGCCGATCCTGTATCCTTCTCGACGGGAGAATTTTCATGATCTTCGGAATCCAGACTGGCACAATAACCGGATACCGTACAGGGAAATTCCTCGATCTTGAAAATGTCTATATTGTCCAGGTCGTCATTGAGACCGAAGCAGACGCGACCGACGCTCTTCTTATCAACCCTTCTGGCGACGACTCCCCACCGATGAATGGCGACCGTGCGGCGCTTTTGCGTATCGGAAACTTCCGATTTGCCATCGGATCTAATGACTCGGTGGCTCCGGAATCAGCCCAGGGAGAAAAGAAACTCTACAGCCGGGATTCGGCCGGGGAAGTCGCGGCATTCGTTTCTATGCTGGAATCAGGGGTTTTGAACCTGAATGGAGATGAGGATTACGCAGTCAGGTTCACAAAGCTGGAAACAGAATTTAACAAATTAAAAGCAGATTACAACGATTTATCTTTGAAATGGTCCACATTTGCTATAGCATACGCTCCTGGAGGACCATCTTCTGTCGGAATGCCTCCGTCGGCATCAACATCTTCCCAGTCGACAGCGGACATATCTTCTGCTAAAGTAAATACAGTGAGGCTCCCATGACCACCGACCGCACACAAGGCGATCCTAAACTCTTCATGCTCCCGAACGGAGTGGAAATCCGCTACGTTGGTGGTCAGCCCATCATGGACAATGGCCTTGAGAACATGGTCCTGATTCTCCTTTTTACAGAACGCGGCTGGCCGATGAATAAGATCCT